GATGGATGACAGCGCGCAACTGGTGTTTCACTGTGAACAACCCTACGGCTCTTCTCAATGTGGACGATGCGTACTGGAACGACAATCTCAAATTTGCTGTGTACATGCTAGAGTTCGGCGACAACGAGACGCCGCACTTCCAAGGTTATCTCGAGCTCAAACATGCGCAACGCATGACATGGCTCAAAAAGAGACTACCCCGAGCACACCTAGAAAAACGGCGTGGGAGCAGATCGACCGCCATATCTTACTGTCTAAAGGACAGAATCGATCCCCCAAGTACGAAGCCATCCGTAGAGATAGATGGCATAGAAATATCGGCCAATCCGATTATATACGGCTTCGAAGGCTCGCCAGAAGACTTACTAGCCAGCTTGCCGGAGAAGAAGAAATCGGTGAAGGAGCGATTAGAAGAGATCAAGCAGAAGATCAAGCAAGGCGTGCCTGAAACCGACATTGCTGATCAACACTTCGATCTCTGGTGCAGGTACTCCAGATCATTCAGACAATATAAAGCACTAATTGATCCTCCTCGTGAACATGCTACCGAGGTTATCGTCGTTCAAGGACCGACGGGAACGGGGAAATCCAAATGGGCATTGGAATCATACCCAGGGGCTTATTGGAAACAAAGATCACAATGGTGGGATGGATACGAAGGCCAAGAAACAGTTATACTGGATGAGTTCTACGGATGGCTTCCGTTTGATCTTCTTCTACGTTTATGTGATAGATACCCTCTTCTTGTGGAATCTAAAGGAGGACAAATCAATATGTCCGCAAAACGCATCGTTATTACCACTAATGCGGTGCCTAACTCTTGGTATAAAAATTGCTACTTTAATAGTTTTGTACGTAGGGTTACGACTTGGATGGTATTCCCAATATGGGGAGAGATAGAAGAGTATAATGATTATAGCATAGCTATTTCTAAATTCGTTCATAATAGTGATTAAACCTAACAAAAAAAAAAACTTGGGCTACCCCCTCTTATCTATCAGCGCCTACGAGTTGGCACACACAGTGTTGAGGGTTATGCGAGTGTCGCGCTCACGCGCTCCACTCTGTAACCCTACGTGTTCTGTCCTTGAGCATCAATAGGATCAAACAACGTAGTATACATATCTATCTCTATCTGGCATGTAAAAGGGATTGTTGCGCTACTTCCATCTGCGTTATCAATCACTACTGAGCACCACGTCAAGTCAGTCGGTGATGCATTCATTGCTGCAGCAAGAGTAGCATCCTTCCTTCCCGTTCCTGTTAGCTTCCAAGGGCGACATGTCATACTTATACTAGGAGGAACATTAGATGTATTTCCTCCATTAAGATACTTCATCTTTGTGAACTTGTTCTTCCCTACTTCCCAATTGGTCAGAGAGTTAGCAGACCAATCACTACTAGTATCATCGGCTTGGATAAGCACTCGATACATATTATTTAGAAGACTTTTATAGGCTACTGATGTATTCTCAACATTCAATACATTGATCAAGAAAGTAGCTTTAACCTTCCAATAGTTTACGCGATAACTTTGATAGATATTCTTCATATTATCATAGAAAAGAGGCTTATGAGACCCAGAGGATGGATCAGGCAGATAAAGAGAGTTTGGTGTTAGCTGGCATACTGTTACGGCTCCACTAGTTCCCGGCGATGCAGAGAACTGACGACAGTATCTAAACCTCATCATTAGCTTCTGAGGAAATCCAGCGTATTTCGATAGCTTAAACGGTACCCTACGGGATCTGAACCGACGCCTACGAACGAACCTTCGAAGAACATTCCTCGCACTTGCGATTCTCTTACGCTTTAACCCGCGGCGCGTCTGCCTGAAGTAACGCGTGATAGCCATTCAAATGGGTGGCTGTGAGCAGTTGACCGTTAAACGGTAAATGAGATGGTCGACGTGAGCCAATCAATTTGTCTCCGTCTCCGAAAAATGCAGGTAATACTAAACTGCATTTTTCAATTTGCGACAAAGAGCGCAAGTGCTTGGATGGATGACAGCGCGCAACTGGTGTTTCACTGTGAACAACCCTACGGCTCTTCTCAATGTGGACGATGCGTACTGGAACGACAATCTCAAATTTGCTGTGTACATGCTAGAGTTCGGCGA